ACCTGTGGCTAGATTACCACCAGTAATTGTAACAGCAGAAGTGATTGCGCCGGTGGCACTGATCAAGCCACCAGTTAGGACGTTACCACCTGTGATGTTGCCAGTTGCACTTGCTGTGCCACCTGTGGCTAAATTACCACCGGTTACGGTTGCAGCAGCACTGATCAAGCCGCCAGTTAGGACATTACCACCTGTAATATTTGCACTTACACTTACTGTAGTACCTGTATGTATGGTGGCATTGACGTTTGCCCCGCCTAATACATTACCACCTGTGATGTTACCAGTTGCAGAGATTACCCCGCCTGTTAGTACATTACCACCTGTTACATTACCGGTGGCAGTAACTACTCCAGTTGTTGTTAATCCTGATCCAGATACATTACCAGAAACAGAAAAATCTGCGCCTGTTGATGAAAGTGTGCTTTCACCAAGTATAATAGTGGTGCCAGATAAAAATAAATCTTTCCATCTATTGGTTGTATTACCTAAACTTTGTGTGACATTTGAAATTGGTATTAAATCTGATAATACTGTGCCCGATACACTTAATCCAGCAGCTTTTAAAATATTGCCGGCGACGTTACCGGTTGCAGATATCAATCCGGCAGTTAATATATTGGCGCCGGTGATGTTACCGCCGGTTATGGTACCTGTTGCACTAATCAATCCACCAGTTAAAAAAGTATTGCCGGTGATGTTACCGGTCGCACTTATCACGCCACCAGTTCTTAGATTACCACCATCAATATTACCAGTTGCACTGACCACGCCACCAGTTAAGACATTGCCGCCTGTGATGTTACCGGAGACACTTGCTGTACCACCTGTGGCTAAATTACCACCAGTTATTGTAGCGGCAGAAGTGATGGTGCTGGTTGCACTAATCAATCCACCGGTTAAGACATTACCACCGACGATATTTCCTGTCACAGAAACAACTTGCGTGCTGGCAATCAGGGCAACTGTTCCTGCCCCTGTTTTGAAAAATAAATTACCGTCGGTGTAATTTAATGCCAATTCACCAACAGTTAGATTACCAACTGCTGGTACGGCATTAGCCGACGATGATCTTTTGAGCAGTATTGTGTTAGTCATTTATCTACTTAGTATGTTCCACCGTCCACCGTTGAAGAAATTGTTAATACCGCTGTACCATTATCATATAATGCACCGGCATATACATTGCCTCCGACGCCTAAACCACCTGTGATAATTAACGCACCAGTTGATGTACTTGTACTCACAGTTGCAGCAGTGACGTTTGCAGCGGTTCCTACTGTTAGTGTTGCTATACTTCCGATACCTGCTGTGGTAACGTTACCACCGGTTATGTTAGCAGTTGCACTGATCAATCCACCGGTGCGTAAATTTCCACCGGTTACGTTACCAGTTGCACTGACCAATCCACCAGTTAGGACATTACCACCGGTTACGTTACCAGTTGCACTGACCAATCCACCTGTTAGAACGTTACCGCCTGTTACGTTACCAGTTGCACTAATTAATCCACCTGTTAGGACATTGCCACCGGTGATGTTAGCGGTTGCACTTAACGTGGTAGCTGTTATAACATTGGCACCGTCGATATTACCACTTGATCCAGATGTGTTGATATTACCGGCAGTTAAATTACCGGGCACCGTCATATCACCACCGGTTATTAAATTACCACCAGTTACGTTACCAGAGGCACTAATCAATCCAGTTACATATACTCCTGTTGTGGCAAATACTGCCACGTTTGAAGTACCACCTATTCCAACAGTTACATTGCCACCTGAACTAACAACAGTAACATTACTGGTGCCATTGTTGATATTGGCCACACTTGTGATAACACCGGTCAATAATGCGCCATTACCAAGGATATAATTACCAGTTACGTTACCGGTTGCACTGACCAATCCACCAGTTAAGACATTACCGCCTGTGATATTACCTGTGGCACTTGCTGTACCACCTGTGGCTAAATTACCACCGGTTACAGTTGCAGTTGCACTTATCAACCCACCAGTTAGAACATTACCACCGGTTACGTTACCTGTGGCACTTGCTGTACCACCTGTGGCCAAGTTGCCACCGGTAATTGTGGCAGCCGAAGTTATCGTGCTAGTCGCAGAGATCAACCCACCAGTTAATACATTACCACCTGTTATGTTACCTATCGCACTTGCTGTACCACCTGTTAGAATATTACCACCTGTAATTGTACCAATGGCACTTACGTTAGCGCCTGTGTTTATGTTACCACCGATGATGTTACCTGTTGCACTTGCTGTGCCGCCCGTAGCTAAATTACCACCGGTGATATTAGCACCTGCAGTGATTGTACTTGTTGCTGAAATCAATCCACCAGTTAGAACATTACCACCTGTGATGTTACCAGCAGCACTTACTACTGTTCCAGCATTAACAAATCCAGTTACACTTAAACTTGTACCAGTTGCTGCACCAATATTTGGTGTGGTCAGATTCGCGCCAGTCTTGACAATGATATTACCACCGCCATCAAATGCTGTTGTGCTGTTATCAACTAAAGCGTTGAATTGCGATCCAATTAAGCTCAGACCAGCTGAGGTATTGGCTGTGTATGATCCACTGGAAGAAAATTGTACCCATGTAATGTTAGTTGTGCCAACTGTTACTGGAGCGTTTGTGCTACACACATATCCCGAATCAGCATTCACTGAGCCTGCTTCAACAAATGTAAATGCGCTGGGAAACTCTGATCCCTGATTCATATCCGCCGAGCGAGTCAATACAAATGCCGCGCTAACACTACCAACTGTAGTAACTACATAGATACCATTATATGGTGCGTTGCCACCTGTTTCGTTCTTGATCAACACACGATCAGCAGCAGTTGGTGTTGATCCATCAATACTTAATGCACCATTGGCGTTGGCTGTGATAGTTGCCCCGACTCCACTTGTACCATTGTTGTATGTATAGGCAGCTAGTGCGGTGGCAGTGGCGTAAGCAACACTTGCTTTGGGATCAAGGCCTGATGCAATGTTGTCAACATAAACTTTTGTGGCGGCATCTTGGTCAGCAACCGGATCAGCAAGATTGTTGATATTTTTATTATTGACCAGAATATTTCCAACTGGGCTTAAAGACAAATTACCTGTTGTGGTAATTGTTAATGAGCTGCCAACTATACTATTGGTGTTGATATTGCCACCAACGACGTTACCGGTGGTTGAAATCACTCCACCAGTTAGGACATTACCACCGGTTATGTTACCAGTTGCACATAATGTTCCACCTGTGGCCAAGTTACCACCGGTAATTGTAGCAGCAGAAGTGATTGTACTTGTTGCTGAAATCAATCCACCAGTTAGGACATTACCACCGGTGATGTTGCCAGTTGCACTTGCTGTACCGCCTGTGGCTAAATTACCACCTGTGATGGTAGCAGTTGCGCTTACGAGACCGCCAGTTAGAACATTACCACCATCGATGTTACCAGTTGCACTTGCTGTACCGCCTGTGGCCAAATTACCACCGGTAATTGTGGCACCTGAAGTGATTGTACTTGTTGCTGAAATCAATCCACCAGTTAGAACATTACCACCGGTGATGTTACCAGTCGCACTTGCTGTACCGCCCGTGGCCAAGTTACCACCAGTTATTGTCACACCTGAAGTGATGGTACTTGTTGCACTTATCAATCCACCTGTTAAGACGTTGCCACCGGTGATGTTACCGGTCGCACTTGCTGTACCACCTGTGGCTAAATTACCACCAGTTACAGTACCATTTGCACTAATCAATCCAGTTACATATTCGCCAGTGGTGGCAAATACAGCCACGTTTCCGATGCCACCAACACCAACAGTCACATTACCACCTGAACTAACAACAGTAACATTACTTGTGCCATTGTTGATATTGGCCACACTTGTGATAACACCGGTCAATAATGCGCCATTACCTAAGATGTAGTTACCGGTGACGTTGCCAGTTGCACTGACCAGGCCACCAGTCAGAACATTACCACCAGTTATGTTACCTGTTGCACTTGCTGTGCCGCCTGTGGCCAAGTTACCACCGGTTACAGTACCACTCGCACTAATCAATCCTGCAGTTGATACGTTACTACCGGTTAGGTTACCACCTGCACTGATTGCATAGGTACTACTAATATTTCCACCGGTGGTTATGTTACCACTCACACTAATGTTACCACTAGTTAATATGTTACCGGTTGCACTAATCAAGCCACCGGTTAGGACATTACCACCATCGATGTTACCAGTTGCACTTGCTGTACCGCCTGTGGCTAAATTACCACCGGTTATTGTAGTAGCGGAAGTGATGGTACCGGTTGCACTAACCAGGCCACCTGTTAAGACGTTACCACCGGTGACGTTACCAGTTGCACTTGCTGTGCCACCCGTTGCTAAGTTGCCACCAGTTACAGTTGCAGCAGCACTGATCAATCCACCAGTTAAGACGTTACCGCTAACTGTGTTTCCTGATACCGACAGGCTTGTTAATGTACCTACTGCGGTTATATTTGTTTGTGAAGCAGTAGTTAATGTACCTGCGATAGAGGTGCCTGATAAGTTGCCACCGGAGATATTACCAGTAGCCGAAATTAATCCGCCTGTTCGTAAATTTCCTCCCTGCACGTTACCAGTTACACTAACACTTGTTAATATACCAACACTGGTAATATTAGTTTGTGCAGCATTTAGCTGGACGTCTATAGATGTTGTGCCGGATCCCGATACATTACCGGTTAGGCTAATCGTTTGGTTTGTTGTAAGATCAATTACAGTGGGAGTACCACTGTCAATTTTTGTGTATAGTTTTCCATCATACGTATTAATGGCTAACTCGCCCAGGCTTAAACTAGCCGTTGTTGGCACCGCTGCCGGGGTTGATGAACGTTTGATTAAAATTGTATTTGACATTGTATATCCTGTTTAATATGTACCACCACTTATACTTTGGAAATCATTGACAATCTTTATCCATGCTGTCCAAGTGCCACTCCAATTACTGCGATTCCACTGTATTTTAACATCAGCTTCCACAGTACCGGGATAAAAAATCTGTTCAATTGCTGTATTCGTGCTATTCTTTACTTCTAATAATCCTACATAAACTGGGCTATCTGTGGGGGCTCCTGTGACACCACTCCAACTAAGTCTATTTACCGTATATACTCCCATTTGAGTCAGCAGGTCGTAGTTATTTGTATCTGGACCACGATCAGCCAGCACACCTGTTATAACGGTGCCGTTACCTATGAAATAGTTGCCAGATACGTTACCTGTGGCCGAAACTAAACCACCGGTTAGGATGTTTCCGCCGGTGATATTTCCTGTAGATGATACCAAACCACCAGTCAATACATTACCGCCTGTGATATTTCCAGAGGCACTTGCTGTACCACCTGTAGCTAAATTACCACCAGTTACGGTACCATTGGCACTGAGTACGCCAGTTATGTATTCACCTGTGGTGGCAAATACAGCCACATTGCTGGTGCCACCTATGCCGACAGTTACATTACCACCAGAACTTACCACTGTGACATTGCTGGTGCCATTATTGATATTGGCCACACTTGTGATAACACCGGTCAATAATGCGCCATTACCTAAGATGTAGTTACCAGTTACGTTACCGGTTGCAGAGATCAATCCACCAGTTAGGATATTACCACCTGTTATGTTGCCCGACGCAGATGCAACACCAGTGATGGCAGCGCCTGCTGTTGAGAAAACAACAATGTTTCCTACTCCTCCAACCCCAACTGTTACGTTTCCACCCGAACTAACTACCCGAACATTACTGGTGCCATTAGAAATAAATGTGGTATCTACACCAAGTTCACCCACATACGTATAACCCATGACATATATGGTATTTGCAGTTGCGGTACCTATGGCAGTTGGTATATTGGCACCGTTAAAATTTACTATACCAGCTTGATAGTCAAAAAACCAAGTATCATCTACACCGCTACCATTTTGATTTAGGAAGGTGCCAGTTGCCCTAATATTTGCTGCTGCGGGAGGTCCGGCATATACTCGCACTAGATAGTCCGGGCCAAATTGTATAGGAATCCAGGTGGTAAGACCTGTTGCCCATGATTGATTATCAGGAGCACTGGTGATTTCTGTACATTCCGCCGCGGCGGTAACTCCAGCACCGCCACCATCAGCATATACTTGTACAATACTTGTGGTTATTGAGCCCGGCGGTTGTGTAGCTGGAATATCTCCACTCTGTGTCCAAATAAGATCACCACGATACAACAGAGGACTGGCTGTACCTTCGTTTGCCGCACCCAGTGCAGTTGGCTCGGCAGTTTTAGCTACGCCATACCCGAGCTTTTTCCAGACGTAATCTAACTTTTGTGATTCTGTAAATGTGGCGGCCATTAAGGTGTTGCTCCTATCTGCACATCTGACAGAGTTTGTCCACTGGCCAGGCCAATTCTAATCAACATATTATTACCGGTGCTATAGGAAGCATTCATTGTGCCAAACGTCATAGAGTATCTCGTGTTACTAATAGCTGTATTTAACGGAACTGGTGTAGTTACAGCACACCCATTTGTGCCACCGGGATTACCACCTGTTCCACTTTTGCCTGGTACTCCTGCATTTTGATTTTGTGTAAATGCTTCTAACCAACCATTGATGGTACTTGTGGGTCCTGGGAATCCCGGAGTCGGTGATGAGAACCCACTTTTGTCTACTGTTGTTCCAGGTAATGCAACCCAAATTCCAGCAATACCAGTTGTGGTAGTCAATACAATATCAAAATTGGCCAGACTTGGACGCCGAAATGCAAAGGTAAAGTACTGTGTTCCAGATCTACCAGAATTTAAATCTGGTCCAACTGGCAAATATCCTGTGCTTAGATCAGTTGTAAATTGCTTGACAACTCCCCAGCGTGTTACTGCTTCATCAGTGCCGGCGATAGTTTGCGCTCCACTCCAGGCATTGCCAGTATAGAAATTTGTACTATTTGAAAATGCTGGAGTATTGCCGCTAAGACCAAGAGCAACACGCACACCTACTTGAGTGTTGCCAGAAGTTGAGCAGGTTATTGATTGTTCATTAAATCCAGTATTGGCTGAGCTATACACTTGTATTTTAGTAGGTAACTGCACTGTGGAACTTAATCCAACCACATTTATTATATTGGCTCCCACTGTGGCCACGGCCTGAGCTGATCCGTTTATTAATAAGTTTATGCTGCCGAATGCATAGTTTGATGTGATTCCTATATTGGCCTTGACATTAGAACCGGTGAGCATGCTTGGGCTTCCATCCATTTGCGTGTATGTTTTAGTCTGCGTTGAAATCACGCTGCCAGTTGTGCTTTCATATAATGTTCCCGATGCAATAGTAAGTGGTGTGGTAGAATTATTATATGTTTGCCCAGTAAGATTTGCTACCTCCAGCGTGGCAATGGTGATAGCTGGTGATCCTGTGGCACTGTAATATGGAATGCCACTGATATATCTGTAAGTACCGGCAGTAGCTTCTGACATCACAATATTGGCTATACCCACAGTGGGTGCTGTGTTGAGATTATCTTTGACAAATCCCACATAGTTGCTGTTTCCACTTACCGAATGACTAAATTTATAATTGTTATATCCATTTCCTAAACTTGCTAACGTATTGCTGATGGTGGCACTGAATACCTTGTAGAAGCCTGTGGGTACCGCAGCATTGGCCACATGCAGATCTCTATCTGCAGATATAATCAAAGCACCGGCGGTGCCAACAGTATTTCCAGCAGCTGAGAATGTTACATTACCACCACCTGCGTTATTCACAATGGCAGTTAATGTGCCTGTTGTGGCTGTGTTTGCATTGGCAATCTGCGTGCTGGTGGTAATAGGAGTTGTTGTGGCAAAACGTGTTACTGCCACACCATTTGCCACTATGTTTCCTCCGGTATTATCTGCTGCTCCAGCTGCCAACACGGTATTAGCTGTATTACCTTGAGCTGTTGTGGCTATAGTAACATTGCTAAATCCACTGAGATTAGTGGGTGCTGTGGGGTTAGCCAGAATAGTTATATAACTTGTCCTAGTTGACGTATTACTTTGTGCAATAGTACCCGGTGTGCCATTGGCTTGTAAGGCCACGGTCTTGACCCCAGTGGCCGAATACGTATGTGTGATATTGGCTGTGTTAGCTATTCCATTTGAAAAACTACTATCGCCCCAGATCCAATTGTATGTATTACTGGTGAAGGCCACATTTGGTGAGGTTTGATTTTGGAAAGTAAACAAAGCACGATCATTGCCATTTCGATAATCAGTATAAATGTATCCTACTTGAGCATTGGCAGCGTATGCAGTGGCATCGGACTGTGTGACAGCAGTACCTATAAATCCAGCACGGACTTCAGGCTCAATAGAAATAGTTAGATTGGCTGACTTAAACGGACTGGAACTATGACCGGTGTATAACCAAAGATTTGCTGTATAGTTTACAGTGGTCGCAGCATTCTGTTGTGCCGAAGTCAATGCAAAAGTATGTGTGATATTTGCCGCACTGGGATTACCAGCAAGGCCGGTCGTGATATTAACATTGCTATTGGCAGTGCCATCTCCCCATTGATAAGCATATACCTGTTGCGCACCGAAGCTGGCAGTATTGCCCGGCGCGGTGGCTGTATCATTTCTAAAGCTTACCACACCACCACTTGTGGCTGCATAGTTAATAGTAGGAGTTATGTTACCAGTAACTGATGCAGTTTGTAATGAGTATACCTTGACATTTGAATTTGCTGAGGTAACCGAAACTGGTGATGGCCCGGCAGTTGTGCTGGTTCCTGTTAAATTTGCATAATAAATCGTATCAGTATTAGCCGATGCATTGATATAGGTATGAGTATCTGTCGTCCAACTTGGGGACGGAATAACAATGTTTCCGTCCCCATAGTTGATGGAAAAAGTCGATACATAGGTACTGGCGTTTGTCAGCGTGATACTGCTGCCGGTATCTATGGTTAGATTTGCTGGGCTAACTGTAAACGATGGAATTGGTGTTGGTGTATATAAGGTAATGAAATTAGTATTGGTTGATGTGCTTGTTGATCCTTTGGCACCTGCCGCTGCATTTCCACCATAAGTTCCATTGGTATTATAAGCTGTGTATATAACTGTAAATTGTCCGCCACTCGCATTGCTGTATGTGTGTGTGGGATTAGCACTGGTGCTGTTGGCTGTGCCATCTCCAAATTGCCAAAGATAGCTGTTTGGATTACCAATGTAATGCCCGGTGAATGCCACGCTGAGTGGGCTGGCTCCGGCAGAGGTGTTTGCTGTGATATACGTATTACCAACAAATGTATTGCCGGCAATATTCAAGCTTACTTGGTTTAGATCATCTAGTCCATCTGTGACATACGTGCCAGTTGTCCATCCACTATACGCCACATTGCCAGTGAGATTGCCATCAGTTGGTGT